CTGCACCTGTGATTGTGATGTCTTCACTGACTGGATTGTAGTCTCCGTCTAGTCCTTGTACTGTGACAACTATGCCGTCGTCACCTGCATCGTTGCGTTCTACATTTACTATTGCTGGAGTGTCTAATGCTGTCCAAGGATATATTTCGTCTGGTACGTCCCATACTGTTCCTGTCCTATTGTTGCCTATGCCATCAACAGCACCAAACTTGTGATTGAATGTATGGTCGGAGATATAGCCTCCACTCACCATCATATCAAATTGGTAATGTTTGCGATTAGACATTTAGGTAGCCCAAGGTCTGCCTGGCTTTAGTCCGCCTATGTTTGCATTATCTTCAACTGTGTTGTCTGCTTTATACTTGGTAGGTAGTTGACTAATGTCTGCTGTTGTATCAGCGTATCGTCCTGGCTCTACTACATTACGAGCTGCCCTGTCTGCATTAGCTTGTGCAAGTTTTGCTTCTTGTCTTAGTTTCTTGTTTGCTAGTGTTGATATTCCGTTAGCTGCCATCGTATGCTCCTGGGTCTTTAACTCTAATATCCGCAGGATGTTTAGGACCATTTACGCCGCCGCCTGCATCTGTTGTTACTGCACTTACAGGAGCAACTACTTCATTTGGTCTATTGGCTACACCGTCAAAGCTCTGTGGATCAAGCATTGCTAAAATATGTTTGAATCTGCTGTCCGGCTCAATGTTTTGATGTACGTGAACTTCTGCCTCAACTCCATCTTCAATGTCGTGTGGGCCATCTATTTCATCTAATAGGTCAAGGACCTGTCTTATTACGTCTGTTGCTCTCATACTAATATTTATACAAAGTTCGGTCCGTGAACCCATCCTACTAGACTCTTACGCACTCCTTTGGTAACTGGCTTAACGCAATGTGGCATTGAACTTGGAAAGAACAATGCTGAATTTGTTTGCGGCACAAAACTATCGGGTTGTCCTGGACTGCCTGGTATATTTAATTCGCCGCCTTCATAATCATCATTCAACAAAATACTAAAACTAAGTTTTCTATTGCTTCCCATTGGATTATGTAATCCTGTGTCTGTGTGAACTTTATAATGTCCTCCAACACCGTACTCTCCGTACTGTACAGTCTCTAAGTGTTGTAGATTCCAATGGTAGTGTTGATCATTTGCATACTTAACAAGATTGTTTAATAACTCATATATAGAATGTGTTGCTTCGTCATTTATATCTAACCAAGCAATATCTGTTTTTCGTACTTCATCATCGTCTGCAATGTTACTTTGTGTTTTAGCTGACTCTAGTTTATCAGCTGTAAAATAGTTTTTTAAAAATTCTAAATGCTCATTTGGAAATACATTTTCAACTACGAAAATATATTGACCGCTTAAATCTGGATTAACTAATGGTATCATACAAATATTTACCCAATTATATACGTAGATAAATAAGAATATGATAACCAAAAAACCTTTTCAAGATAAAATTAACGAGCTAAAACAGGAAGGCAAGTACCGTGTATTCAATGATATACTACGTGAACGCGGAAAGTTTCCTAAAGCAATTTGGTACGGCAAGTATGCAATCAAAGAGATTGTAAATTGGTGTAGCAACGATTATCTAGGAATGGGGGAAAACAAAGTTGTCATTGATGCAATGCATACTGCACTAGATCAAACTGGAGCAGGAAGTGGTGGTACTCGTAATATTGGTGGTACATCACATTATCACGTTGCATTGGAACATGAGCTGGCTAAGTTACATAACAAGGAGTCAGCTTTACTTTATACGTCTGCATATGTAGCAAATGAGTGGACGTTAGTTTCTCTTAAACAAATCGTTTCCGACATTGTGTTTTTAAGTGATAGCATGAATCACGCCAGCCTTATACAAGGCATTCGACACAGTGGTGCTGACAAATTAGTTTGGAAGCACAACGATATAGAGGATCTTGAAGATAAGTTAAAACAGTGTTCAGGTACTCCATGCATAGTATTTGAATCCGTGTATAGCATGGATGGGGATGTAGGACTTATCAAAGACATTTGCGATTTAGCTGAACGTTACGGGGCGATGACCTATATAGATGAAGTACATGCTGTTGGCTTGTACGGAGAAACAGGCGCAGGAGTCTGTGAAAAAATAGGGGAAGGCCGTGTTGATATAATCAACGGTACGTTAGGCAAGGCTTATGGAGTGCAGGGCGGATATATTGCAGGGAATGCTGCCGTCATAGACGCTGTTCGTTCTGTTGCTTCAGGCTTTATTTTTACAACTAGTATGAGTCCAGTAACTTGTGCTGGTGCTCTTGCTAGTGTAAAGTATCTCAAAGATCATAACGAGCTTAGAGAACAACATCAAAGACAAGCAAAGCGTCTTAAGAAAGGCTTTGAATCAAACGGTATTGAAGTAGCCAAAAGTACTACAACACATATTGTACCAGTAATGATACGTGATGCTGTACGCTGTAAAGAAATAAGCGATAGGTTATTAAACGATTACGGAATATATGTACAACCAATTAATTATCCAACGGTAGCTGTAGGACAAGAACGATTGAGGTTTGCTCCTACTCCAAAGCATACTGATGCAATGATAAGCGAATGTGTAAAGGCAATGACTGAATGTTTAAAAGAATAATTTTCTGTGGATGCAGTAACACCTACGGTCACGGCCTGAGTGATATATCCTACCCAACTGGTAAGATAGATTATTCTAAAGGCCCAAGTAAAAAAGGATATCCTAACAAACTTGCTAAGATGTTTAAAAGCAAAGTAATAAACTTATCAATGCCAGCGGCATCAAACAAGCGTATTGGATACAGTATAACTAGGTTAGAAGAACTAGGTTATGATCCATTAGGACCAAAAGACGCTGTTATTTTTGCGTGGACTTGGAAATTAAGGCATGCATCTTTTAGACACGATTGGGGCGAAGAACTTTACCTTCATGCAAACCATTCTCCAGGGGCTCATTCACGAACAAAAGTAAAAGCATCTAAAGCATGGCTTAAATTTAGAGCATTTGCTGATCCGGACGGAGTTGACTTGATGCACGAGAATGCTGTATGGATGCACTTTGGTAACACACATGCCAAACAGTTTACAAATAGTGTATTCAATATTGCAGTAGGCAACACTTGCCCTCCTGAACTTTTAGACATATATAATGTAAGACTAATACGAGATTACACACAACTTTTAGATGCTGGCGACAAGGCTCTAGATGGAAGTCACCCTGCCGAAAGCACTCATCAAGTGTTGGCAGATGACTTACGAGAAAGAATTATTGAAGCAATACAAATGAAAAAAACTAACTAGAAAAGGAGATCCCAAATGCAAAAATTAAATATAAGAAAAGCATTGTGGTTCAGCTTAGGCTGTATACTACTGGGAGTTGCGTTTATTGGAATATACCTTCCAGGTTTACCTTGGAGTACTCCGGCGGTAGGCGCAGCATATTGTTTCGCAAAATCAAGCGATCGTATGCATAACTACATAATGAATCATAAACTATTTGGCCCGTTCCTGCGTGGCTGGTCTGAGAAGCGTGTCTTCCCAACTAAATTCAAATATTTTATGTTGGTAACTATGGCATCAAGTGTAGCAGTACTTTGGTTTACTACAGGTAATCCTAAAGCTGTATTATGGAGCGGAGGCTTTATGGCACTAGTTGCCATATGGGCTTGGAGATATCCAGGTTCACACGAAGAGCATCAGCGCCGTAAAGATGCTGGTAAAAGGATAGCGTGGATTAAATAACAGTATGCCAGAGATGAAAAGCACAAACTATATTGCAAAAGACAGAGAATCAATGTATGATCCTATGGAAGATAGGATGCATGATGAAGATCCATTTAGCTCGTTAATGTTAATTGACTTAATGACTACAGAGCTATGTAACTTAACTTGCGAGTTTTGTCCGCGAGCTCATGGATATCCTAATCTAAACTTACATATGGATTTAAAGTTAATTGATAAGATAGGCAAAGAACTTGCCAATAGTCATTATGAGAACAGACTATTGTATTGTGGCTTTGGCGAAAGTTTATTATATAAACACCTAACTGAAAGTATCCAACTGCTTAAAAAGCACATGCCATGGCAAGAGAATATACACATGGTAACAAATGGTGACAGACTTACTTACGACAAGACACTTGAACTACTAGACGCAGGAGTTAATAAATTCTTTGTGTCTATGTATGATGGTGAGTGGCAAGTAGAGAAGTTTACAAAGCTATTTGAACAAGTTGGTATGAATAAAGACCAATATATCCTGCAACACTATTATAAGCCACCTGAAGAAAACTACGGCTTTCTTTATCTAAGTAATAGAGCAGGATATTTATTTGATCAAAAACTGCCCGAATTAGGATGTAATATACCATTCTACGCAATGAGTATTCATTGGGACGGCGATGTACTATTGTGCTCACATGATTGGGAAAAGAAACAAATTATGGGCAACGTAGGCAAACAAAGCATACAAGACATTTGGCTTAAAAGTAAAAAGCTATGGGAGTTTAGACAAACCCTAGCTCAAGATAGAAGCTGTCATCCGTGTAATAAATGTAACATTAAAGGTGTACTTTACGGTAACGTTAGTAAAGACACGTTGTTTGCTAATGAACAACAACTAGATCCTGCTACAAAACAAATTAAGATAAAGAATGTAAATGTCTAATACACTTGACTTACATGGTGTTAGACACTATGAAGTTGACTGTAAGGTAGAAAACTTTATACTGATGAATCAAAAGCTGTTACCGCTTACAATTATTTGCGGTAATAGTCCTGCTATGATTAGTTTAGTTGAAACTGTAATTAAAAGAATAGACTGTGAAGAAGTAGCAATGGATCGCTATGGTGTTATTGTAGTTAGGCGGATCTAACTTAACCAAGTACTCCAACTAGGATGTTTTATTTCAAACTCTAATTGTTTACGCTTATTAGCTAATTCGTAATAGTCAGGACGATAAGGAGTATTCTTAGGCTTTATTAACTTACTACCCTTTCTACTATTACAAGGGTTACACGCACTAACAATATTTTCCCAAGATGTTTTACCACCAAGGCTGATAGGGTATACGTGATCTAATGTTAATTGTGTTTTGGAAAATTGTGTTGAGCAGTACTGACATTGAAACATGTCTCTTAGGTGGACGTTGTATTTAGAGAAGCGAGGCGAGCGCCGCCGTCGGTACATTTCTTTCATCATAACAACTGCTGGTACTCTAGTTTCCCAAGTATTACTACGCACTATCCAATCATCATACCAATCAAGTACAGTAACTTTTTCTAACCAAATGTAAGTTACTGCTTCTTTCCATTTAATTGTTGAGGGTGGTAGTAGGCTAATAGGCTGTCCGTCTGCATTTAACACTAAGGTGTCTGCCATTTGTATCCTCTTATAACTGATCGCTTAGTTTTGGGCCACCATAAGGTGCAAATTTTCTACCGTTCATTACTAGGCATGCTGTGCCGTCACCATACAACTGTAACATTGACCATGTGCCTGTTTCTTGGTTAGTGAAGAACGCCATACCGCCCATGTAACCTTGTCCGTTTGATGCAGCAAATGACATTCCTTCTCCCATGAACAATAACTCTTCTTTGTATCCTTTAATGACATCCATCATCTTTGGCAACACATCGCAAGGTTGTTTTACAATAAAACTTTTTGCTGTATTTGTA